CTTTAATATTCCTATTAAGATATATTATCTTAAAGAGTTCAAGTCAAATGTTCTAACACCATCAACTACGATTCTACCATAGAAACGGTTATTAACCATTTTCTTAGCGTATCTCGTCATAATACCCTTTATCGGAGTAAAGTTGAACGGGTTATACATTGTAGGTGTCAACTGTAATGGTACATACGGTGCGTAAACGTACCCTGTATCCAATAATGAAGAACCTTTATGTCCCAATAAAACAGTGTTTGGTGGGAAGTAAGGGTCTCTGTACACTTGGTATCTACCTGATAATGTACCTACTCTTTCAATACCCATGTTGTATTGGTCTTGGTCTGGAGCCGCATTTGATACGTGGAAGTATTCCAAGTCATCAAAGATAGCTGAAATTTCCGAAGAAACAACAATCCAGTTAGCTCCACCTCTTAATGTAGATTTGTGAATTTGAGCTGAGATTTGGTTAATCGCAGTAATCAATGTCTGATTCCAGTCTTTTTGGTTATAGTTAACTGAACCATTAGACACTCTCTTCCATCCGTTGTAATCCCAACGTAATGTCCAAGCCGCACCTTTTCTTAAGTCTCTTAAGATTTCACGGTCAATTTCAGCAGCCACTTGTTCTGATAATAAAGCTGTTAATTCAGCCTCAGCATCAATGTTATGGAATGCAGAAACATCTTGTGCTAATTCTGGAGACCATTGTGCTCTTAATTTTCTTTCTGTAACCGATACAGTAACTGCATCAAGGTCAAAAGAAACTTCACCCATTTGGTCTTCGAATTCTAAGTCAGCATATACTCTGTAAGATGCTTTGAAGTCACCGTCTACTACACCATTTGCGAATGTCGTACCTGTATAACCATCGATTGAACAGTTAGCACATCCTTCAACAGGTAATGAAGTATCAATTGATAAATAGATTACACCGTTAGCTGTACAAATATCATCATACTTACCACCTGGTCCTTTATTAGGGTCAAAGTAGAAGTTAGTTTGAGCTTCGTTACCATACTCAACGATACCTTTACCATACTTCTGTGTTACCACGTTAAAGTTAAAGAAGTCTTTACCTTTACTTACTTCTAATGATGCTAAGAAATCTTCAGTATCTTGTTCGTTACCTGTAGGTCCGATTAATTTACCTTGACCTGCAGATGAGAATCCTGTTAATGCTACCAAGACTTGTCTTGTGTTAGCTGTGTAGTCACCAGCAGCTCCTACCATTGTTGAACCACTCCATTTTACTGGGTCTAAATCCCTGTAAGACCTGAAAATGCTCCTTTAGAGTAATCGAATAACCCAGCTGGGTCTGAATTCGGTGCAGAACCTTCGTAAAATCTATCATAAAGGTTTTTACCACCATCATAGTTTTCTTCAGGACTTGCTGGTCCATTAGGTGCTCCGAAAGGTGCAACATGTGTTCCATCAGCATTTCTGTTCTGAATTTTAGGTACAAAGTAGAATAATTTACCGATTGGTAAGTTCATCGCTTGTACTGATACGATATCATTAGCTAATAATTTAGAGAATACTCTTCTAATGATAGGGAAGACTACTGTTTCAAATGAACCTGAGTTATCTGAAGCAGATGCTTCGTTAATTAAGTGAGACGCTTGGTTTTCATATAATTGTGCCATGTTCTCTTTTACGTGACCTTTAAGACCCTCTAGGAATCCTAATTTGTCCCATTTGTTGATTGTGTCTTCTTTGATAACTTTAAGGTGTTTTAACCCAATATTACCAACAAGACCTGATTCTAATAATGCTCCCATTTTAGTATTTGTTTTTTTTAAATTTTATTTTTGAAGTTTACCCATTAAATCCTTCATTCTCATGAACTGAGGATTTTCGTAAGTTTTACTTTCGATAAGATTTGTAGCAGAACCTTTAGATGGTGATTTCTGTACTTTAGATGCAACTGATTCAGTTACAACTGCAGAACTTCCTTTCGAGTCTAAATCTTCTTTTACAGTCTTATAAAGACTTTTCGATTCCTTGATTGTTTCAGCAGAATCAAAACGTCTTAAAATGTTTATTTTTTCTTGTTTTGTTGTCGAATGCTCAGTAAACAGTCGAGTAGCGTATGCTAGATTTGAATTGAAAACAGCAACTTCATTAAGT